CGATCGAAGAGTCGAAGGAACCAGCAACGGAAACGCTCAACATGACGTGTATAGGCGATAATGCGTCCGGCGTTTCGAGGGCGGTTCTTAAACCGGGCGACGCTGGTTATGACACATTGTTTACAAGTCCAGGCGCGCCGGAACTCGAAAGCGAGTCCTAAAAGGGGGCGGAGGCGGAGCGCAATCGTTCCGCCTCATTTTTTTTAAAAGGGAGGTTAAATAATGCAGAAAATAATTAATATCGGCGACAAAGAAGTCCGACTCGATAATAATATCGGTTGGGCGATCGAGTATCGCGATCAATTCGGAAAAGATATTCTCCCGGTCGTTATGCCGCTTTTGACGACGCTAATTGAAAGCATTTCGACCGTTCTTTCGGAAGCGGAAACGGACGGCGAACTCACGGCGTCGAATATCGCGGAAGCGTTGGCGGGCCGTTCGCTGGATATTCTTATTCCTTTGTATCAAGCCGAATTTGTTGATTTAGTTATTAACGTTCTTTGGTCAATGGCTAAAACGGCCGATCCGAACATCGAACCGCCGCGTAAATGGATCAAACAGTTTGAAGGGTTCTATTTGGACGAAATCGTTCCGGAACTCCTGGAGCTTGTTCTTCGCGGCTTGGTATCAACAAAAAACCTGGCAAGGCTGGAGCAGATAAAGACGACGCTCCGGCCGAACAAATCGGACTCGACGACGTTATCCTCGCCGGACTCGAACGCGGGTTAACAATGTCCGATATTAGGCAAATGCAAATCGGACAAATCGTCGATTTTATAATTGCATATAACGATAGACAAAAGGCAGCCGAGAACGCCGAAAATCGCGCCCAGGCGAAGAAAAAACGCCGCAAGGGAACCCAGGCCGATATTAACGCGTTCTTCGGTTAGAGGGCGAATAAATGGCCGGAAATGTAAAAGGGATCACAATCGAATTTAGAGGCGATACAACGCCGTTAAATAAAGCGCTTCGACAGATTAACGACGAAACGCGGAAGCTCGATCGCGAAATAAAGGCCGTTGACAAGGCGTTGAAATTTAACCCGACATCGGTTGAACTTTGGCGTCAGAAACAAGACCTTTTAAAGCAGAAAATCACGGAAACGAAAGAAAAACTTTCGATCCTAAAAGACGAACAAAAGCGCATGGACGCGGCCGGCGTCGATAAGAATTCGGAAGAATATCGCAAATTGCAGCGCGACATCATAAAGACCGAGTCGCAAGTCAAGAACTTCGAAGGGCAGCTCCGGAAGGTGGGAAACGTCAAACTCCGGGCCGCAGCCGAACAAGTGAAACAGATCGGGACGAAATTAACCGAAGCGGGCCAGGCCATGCGCGGGATTTCGACGGCGGCGGCAGCGGTTACGGCTTCGATCGCGGCGTTAACGACGAAATCGGCAAAATGGGCGGACGATGTTATAACGAGCAGCAAAGTTTATAGCATGTCAACGAAAGAACTACAAAAGTATTCGGCCGCCGCCGAACTCGTCGACGTTAGCGCGGAGGCAATCGTTAAAACACACCGTAAACTCGAGCGCAACATGTTAAACGCGCAGCTCGGAAGCAAAAAACAAGCGTTGGCCTTTGAAGAACTCGGGATCGCTTACGAAAACGCGGACGGATCACTCCGGAATATTGACGAAGTTTGGACGGAAACAATCGAAGCATTGGCGAAAATGGAAAACGAAACCGAACGCGACGCTTACGCCATGAGCATTATGGGACGCGCCGCGACGGAACTTAATCCGCTAATCGAGGACGGCGCCGAAGGTTACAAACTATTAACCGACGCTATGGCAAAATACGATCTCGAATTCGTGGACGAAGAAACGCTCCAACGTGCGAACGATTTTAACGATTTATTGGACGTAACGAAATCGATCGGATTAATCGCGTTTCAAAATCTCGGAACGCAGCTTGCGGCGACATTTCTCCCGGTTATGGAAAAAGTCGTCGACCTTGTCGGCCGTCTTGCAAATTGGATCGCGAATTTAAATCCGAGAACGCAAGCGATAATCGGAACGGTCGCGGCGGTTGTCGCCGTTATTGCTCCGTTGCTCCTGGGAATGGGAAAAATGGCGTTCGCGATTTCGTCGATAATCAAGCTCGTCGCGATAGTCGGCCCGGCGATCGGCGGAGTCGTTGCGGCTCTCGGCCCGGTTGCTATGGTAATTGCGGGCGTCGTTGCTATGGGCGTCGTTCTCTATAAGAATTGGGACACGATAAAAGCGCGAGCGATCTCGCTTAAAAATAACGTGGTCAAAACGTTTAACGATTTAAAGACGAGGATCACAACGACATTTAATAGCATAAAAACAGCGATTGTTACGCCGATACAAAACGCCGTTAATACCGTCAGAAACGCAATAAACAAAATCAAAAGTATTATTAACGGCGCGAAATTATCGCTTCCACATTTCAAATTGCCGCACTTTGTCATTAACGGCGGCAAACTCCCGTGGGGGATTGGCGGAAAAGGCGTAAAACCGACGATTTCCGTTCAATGGTACGCGGAAGGCGGTATTTTCGACGCAGCTTCATTAATCGGCGTTGGCGAAGCCGGGCCGGAAGCCGTTGTCCCATTGGATAAGTTTTGGGAAAAGCTAGACAAAATCGCAGACGGAACGAACGCGGCTCCGATCGTCATTAACGTATACGGAAGCGATAACATGTCCGTTAACGAACTCGCGGCAGCGGTCGAACAGAGAATTATTCAAATGCAGAAACGGAGGTCGTTAGCATGGCAATAACTCCGACGGGGGACATTTTCAAAACGCTTTCATTCGATAACACGTCGTCGAAGGGTTACGGCGTTTATATAACCGGAGAAGCGGTCTATAACGCACCGGAACGCGCCGTCGAAATGATTTCAATTCCAGGGCGAAACGGCGCGTTTGCTTTAGACCTGGGACGCTTCGAGAATATCACGGTTACATATCCGGCGGGAATATTCGCAGACAACGAGGCAGATTTCGCGGCCGCGATTTCGGATTTTCGGAATTTCCTTTGTTCGAAACGTGGTTATTGCCGTTTGACGGACGACTACAATCCGAATGAGTATAGAATGGCCGTCTATAAATCCGGACTCGAAGTCGATCCCGCTTTATTGAAGGCGGGCGAATTTGAGATCGTTTTCGAATGCAAACCGCAGAGATTTTTGACGGCGGGCGAGGTAAAGCAGACGATCGCGCAGAGTGGCGACACGATAACGAACCCGACTTTATTCGACGCCGGACCGCTGCTGGAGGTCGAGGGGTACGGAGAAATCGGGCTTAATAACGAAACCGTGGAAATTCTAAACGTCCTCGTCGGCGACGTTCCTTTAAGCACCGCGTCGGTTAAGTCTGTCGATCCGACTATCGGTACAACAGATAGTATCGTAATCAAATTGTCCGACAATCTTTCACTTTTAAATGCGGGCGATACGATTACATTACCAAGCGTGAAAGTGGAAATCATACATGCCGGATATGGGACAAATTGTTCCGTTTCAATTACAAGTGCCACGAATTTAGCGTCGGCGACGGCGAGCATTGTTTCAAGTCCAAGATATAAGGTCGTTTATAATAGCAATCCGATAACCTTTACCTATGGGACGGCGGCGACATCGCTTGAAGGGGACGCAGTTTCAAAATTCACATATACAAGCGGCGGAAGTCAAGGAACGGACACATCACATCATAAATTCCAAGTGAGTTATGACGGAAACGACACGATAACTATTAATACGCAAGGAATCGGTTCGTCTATAAAATACACAATCCCGGCCGTTTCGGGGGACTCGACAAAAAGCGCACTCCTGGACAAAATCTTTATTGATTGCGACCTGGGCGAAGCATACGGCGAAGATAGCGGCGTAATAATTTCACTAAATAACGCCGTTCAAATTCCGGCAATTCTCCCGACACTCGCGCCGGGTTCTAATGCGATAACGTTCGACAATACGATTACAAGTCTAAAAATAACACCGCGCTGGTGGAAGGTATAAAAGCATGATCCCTATTTTATATGAAAAAACGGAAACGGCGTTCGTAAACAACGGCCTCGGACGATTACGCGATTGTATTTCCGCCGTCGTTACGGAAGAACGAAACGGGATTTTTGAACTCGATTTCGAATATCCGACAACGGGCGCGAACTTTGAATTAATCCAGGTCGGGAGAATTGTCGCGGTTACGCATGACGATACATCAGACGTCGAACCCTTCGACATTGTTTCGTATACGCGGCCGATCAACGGAGTCGTAACGTTTCATTGTACGCATATCAGCTATCGGCTTTCATATTGTACGGTAACGGGTTCGAATATCAATTCGTTAGCGGACGCGTTCACTTTATTCGGAACGGCAGAACCTTCAATGCCGTTCACGTTTCAGACAGACAAAACAAGCTCCGGTTACATGGCCGCAGCCGACGGCACTCCGAGAACCGTCCGCGAACTAATGGGCGGCGTCGAAGGTTCCGTCCTGGACGCTTACGGCGGCGAATACGCGTTTAATAATTGGAATGTGTATTTATACGCGGCCCGGGGACAATTCCGCGATTTTACGATCCGTTACGGCGTCAATATGTTGAACTATGACGAAGAATACGACTCTTCGGGAACGTTCTCGAGCGTTATTCCTTATTGGACGGACGGAAACGAAACCGTCGTCGGCGATCGTGTCGACGGAACGGGCGCGACGATAACCGGGCGCGGAGAGTGTGTTCCGCTCGACTTGTCGGATAAATTCGAAAGCAAGCCGACGAAAGCGCAAGTCGAAACGGAGGCGGCCGCGTATCTAAATACGAATAATACGACGGTACCGAAACAGACAATTAAAATCGAATTCGTTCGCCTCCAGGACATGGGGTTCGATTGGCTCGGAAATCTGTTAACGTGTGAGTTATGCGATACGATAAAAGTTATATTTCCGGACTATAACGCGTCCGGGAATTACAAAATCGTTAAAATCGTTTGGGACGTTCTCGCGGATCGGTTCGAAAGTATGGAATTAGGCGAACTGTCAACGACACTCGCCGAAGCGCTCGGGATTACGAACGGACTCGGAGGCGGGGGAAGTCAAATCGACTCCGCTATGTCGGACACGTCCGAAAACGCCGTCGAAAACAAGGTCATAAAAGCATACGTCGATAGTGTTCCGACGCTTATATATACAAACGCGTATTCGTCCGGGCAAGCCTACAAAAAGACGGGAATTAATCTCGCGGGTAGTACATATTTAGGGCAAGATATTAATCTCGGGAGTCAAGGCGACAGACACCCGATTTTTAACGGGTTCGATATAAGCGGAACGGGAACGGCGCGAATTCATACACTCGGACATTACATTTATAAATCCGGTACGACCTGGTACGCCTACGTTAAAATGCGAAACGATAATACAAGCGCCGTTAACGGTTTTACATTAATTGTATATATTGCATGGATTTAGACGGGAGCGCTAAAAATGAAAAAATTCTTACAATCAAACGAAACGCGTTATCGACTTTTAAGAACGATATTGCAAGGCGTAATCGGCGTATTGATCGCGAACGCGGACTTACTCGTTTCCGCCTGGAACTTTACGCCGGAAGTAAAAGCGTTCATCGTTGCGCTCGTTATGGCGATATTGTCGCCGATAATGTCAGAACTCGGAAGCATGAACACGGACGAAGAAGGGGAGGCGTTCGAATATGAAGAAACGGACGAAGAGGCCAGCGAATAATAAATATTATATCCGAACCGTTAACGGCGGATTAAACGGCGCGATTTCCGGGAAACCTACAATTACGGGCGCGAACGTGCTTTGTAATTGTGTTGGATATGCAAACGGCCGCTTTAACGAAATAATCAACGATCCGGAACTCAAGGGCGTTATTTCGAAATTCAAATACCAGCTAACGACGAACGCGGAGAATTTCATCGAGTCGGCGAAGTCCCAGGGGTTGAAGATAAGCGACAAGCCGATCGAGGGCGGCGTTATGGTATGGAAAAAGGGCGCGACGCTCGGAGGCAAAGACGGAGCCGGACACGTTGCAATAGTCGAAGCCGTTTACGACGACGGTTCGATCCTAACAAGCGAAAGCGGTTATAATGCGTTCGCGTTTAAGACCGTTCACCGTGAAAACTCAACGGGCCGTTGGTCGCAGCCGTCCGGATATACGTTCCGGGGTTGCATTATAAACCCGTCAATTAAAAATCCGAAAGTCGTCCCGGCGCCGAAACTGTCCGTCGACGGGATCGCGGGGCCGTCCACGGTTCGAGCTATGCAAAGATTTTTCGGAACGGCCCAGGACGGCGTTATTTCCGGGCAGAACAAAGCACTTTCGAAATATTATCCGGGTTTAAAGTCGGTTGAATATGGGAAAAACGGTTCGCCTTGTATCAAGAATTTGCAGCGCTGGGCGGGAGTCAAACAAGACGGCGTTATCGGCCCGAATACTGTTAAAGCCTGGCAGAAAAAAATCGGAGTTAAGGCCGACGGCGTATTCGGGAAGGGGAGCGTTAAAGCGTGGCAGAAATATTTAAATTCGCACGATAAAGCGGTTTACCCGGCGGAAACAAAACCGTCAGAAAAACCGTCAACGACTCCGGCAACGTCAACGACTCCGAAACCGTCCGCGAACGCGCAGAAGATCATCGACAAGGCCACGGCTTATTGTTGGCCGTATGGGACGAAGTCGTCAAAATACGCGTATAAGACCGGAAGCGCAAAAGCGGATTACAAGACGGCGTTAAAAAAGTACATGAAGAAAAGCGCGAAAATAAGTCAGAGCGATTGCGGTTATTTCGTTTCAACATGTGTTCGTGCGGCTGGGTTATCCTCTTCATTTTTGGCGCTAAAGAAAGTTAACGAAGAATTTCAGAAACCGCCGTCGACGTTGAAGATCGTTCACAAAGGGAAGAAAATCCCGGACGGCCTTCTCAAACCTGGCGACATAATCCGGTACAAGAAAACGAACGGACATCAACACGTTTTATTGTACTATGCAAACGGAAAAATCGCCGAAGCCGGGCGCGAGCATTGGTTCCCGGCCATTAAGAAGGACACGAAAAAATATAACGGGAAAACTACAAAATTTAGCACTCTCGAAGTGCTTCGGGCAAAGTAAAAGGGGGACGAAATGCAAGACGGATTGATTGTTGCAGCGGTTGGCCTTCTCGTCGGACTAATCGCGATAATAACGCCGATTATGAAGTTAAACGGGAATATTGTCCGGTTAACGACCGTCGTCGATCAGCTCGAAAAACTTGTTACCGACGAAACGGCAAAACTCGACAAACGCGTTACGACTCACGGCGAAGAAATCGACAGATTAAAACTCGACGTTGCCGGACACGAAGTCCGGATCAAACAGTTAGAAAAATAATCGGCGTTGTTAAAGAAAGGATCGAAAAAGAAATGTTCACAATCGGAGCATAATCACGGTCGCTCGAGGGGTGGGCGGCGTTTTCCTCCCTTATTTAGTAATACGGCAAAGAATAAAAACCCGGGGCGAATTTGCTCCGGGTTCTTTGCTTTGGCCTAAAAACGAGGCCGTATTTTTCGATTTAAGGCGTTTTTTCATGCGCGTTCGATATATTTATCGGTTCAAATACGGCTCGTTGAAACGGTACGCGTTAACGACGTCGTCGGCCATTTTCAAAACATCTTCCGGACGCGACAAATCCGCCTTTTTAAAGTCCGGGCAAAGTTTAATCCATTTGGCGCGGTTCGTGTACTTGATCCGTGCAACGTCCAGGGCGCCGAACTCGGAGCCGGAGTCCATGACGGCCGAAACGTAATTGTCCGAAACCCTGGTCAAACGAAGGGAAGCGACATCGAGGTTGTTTTCTTCACAAATACGGGATATAATACGAAAAATAATCCGTTCTTCTTCGGTACAAACAAGGTCGCGTTCTTGGCCATAATTTCCCATTGATACGCGGATTGTTTCGTCGCCGATTGTTTCTTTAAATAATTCACTCATGGTTAAAAATCCTCCTTTAATTAAATATACCATAACGGCCGACGTTCCTATATATTTATTTAGGGGGTTGACGTCCGCGCCCGGCTAATATATCATATCGGCGAGGCGTGATATAACTATTCCTAAAATCATAAAAAAAAGCACTTTTATACAAAACGTGCATTTTTCAACAATTTAAACGGAAATATATATAATATCCGCCTCAAGACTAAAGAAGGGAGGCGGATATTTTTTTATGAAAAGTTTAGTTTTCTCACAATTTGCCATAGTTAAAGCTAACACGGCCGCATTGTTCACATTGAAACTAAACGAGGAAGTTTATCGACTCAAAGACAAAGAACCGAACGTTAAATTTTCGGAAGCCGATCCGTTATGCGCTTACATCGAATATACGGAAAACGAGCAGCAGCCGGAAACGATCGAAGAGGTCGAAGCACTGGAGGGAATTCGTTTTGTTTGCGAACAATGTCCGCATTTTCACCCGATATTAAAGGCGGACGAAACCGTCGACGAACGTTGTAAACACGGCGATTGTGATTATATCGGGAACGAACTCGGGCGAACGATGAAGAGGTCGGCCGCGTGTCCGCGCTTGTATGAAATATTGCAAGGCGATAACGCGGTTATCAGCTTTAAGGAACCAGGAAGGGAGGCGGACAAATGCTTCAAGTAATAAGGGCGATCGCCTGGGGGTTGGTAGCGGTCGGAGCTTCAACAACGAATGACGACGCGATCCTCGTTCCGGCGATTATGGTATTTCTCGGTTTGGTATTGCTCAAGATTTCGGAAGTTTTAGACGGGGAGGTAAACGGAAATGAAAAAGAAAATACAGAAAGAACGCGTTCTTGATTGGCTCGTTAATGTCGGGCCGCTGACGGTTCGCGAGGCTATGTTCGAACTAAACGTGAATTCGCTCCCGGCTCGGATCATGGATTTACGCCGGGACGGTTATCCGATTTCGAGAACGTGGAAGGTAACGAAGAACGGGACGAAATACGGCGTTTATGAACTTATAAGGGAGGCGGAATAATGAAACAAATAAACGAATACTACCGCGCAAAGCGTGAACAATTCGCAGCACTTAACGCCGCATTTTCCGGCGCCGCGAACATAACCGGGATCGATTACGAACGCGATCCGATAACGGGCGAAGAGGTCGTCCGCATAACCGACCGCGCTTTCGTTCCGCATTACATACTCGTTACGGCGAACACGGACGACGAAAACGAGAACGAGATCGCGCGTTTCAAACTTAACTATAAGCCGCGCGGCTACGTTTCCGATTACGCGGTTAAATGTCGCCTCGCGAAGATGTTCAGAAGGGAGGGCGCTTAATATGTCGAGAACGCTTGAAGAAATAATCGCGCTCCTGGAGTCGGATTTGCTTTCGATCCCACGAAAAAGCGAATACGACGAAGGCTTCGCGGCCGGGGTTGCTCAAGCGCTATTTCTTTTGAAAATGGTGAACAAGTCGGGACAGATAAAGGAAACGGAGGGCGCTAACAATGAGTAAAACGCATTGGAAATTATTAGCCGATACGTCGCAGTATTTAGGCAAACAACATTTCGGCCCGGACGAAAAGAAGGACGTAACGATCGAAAGCGTCGAAGAACAGACCGTCGAAAATCACGCGAAAAGAACGAAGGACGTGAAAGCGGTTATCTATTTCGCCGAAAAGGACGTCCGGCCGTTGATAGCTAATAAAACGAACCGGAGCGCGATCGCGGAATTGCTCGGAAGCCCGTTCGTCGAGGATTGGGAAGGGCGAAAAATTACGCTTTGGGTTGATCCTAAAGTCCCGAATAATTTCGATCCCGCGAACCCTGGAGCCGTCCGCGTTTGGCCGACGCTCCCGGAAGAGTCCGTCGTTTGTGAGAATTGCGGCGTTCTGATAGAAGCGCATGACAATTACTCCGTGAACAAGATCGTTACACGTTCCCGGGCGCGTTGGGGGAAGGCGCTTTGTTGGGATTGTTCAATGGCGAAGATAAACTCGGACACGGAGGCGGAAAAATGAGAACGTTTTATTTAATGGACGACGGCGCGACCTGGGACGAAAGCGGCGACGAATGGGACGAAAGCGAGGTTTTCATTGACGATGAACTTGACGAATTCTAATTACTATACGACCGAGGCAAACCGGGCGTTTTGGTCAACGTCTTTATTCAAAGCGTTCGACAAATGCGAAGCGTCCGGCCTCGCAATCGTCAACGGCGAATATACGCAGCCGGAAACGGACGCGCTTCTCATTGGATCATATGTCGACGCCTATTTCGCTCACGAACTCGACGCGTTTATAAGGCGCGACGGCGACAAGATGTTTAAGAAGAACGGCGAACTTTACGCGAAGTTTTTCCGCGCGTCCGAGATGATCGACAGAGTCGAAAAAGAACCCGTTCTCATGGAATATTTGAAGGGCGAACGACAAGTCATAAAAACGGCCGAGCTTTTCGGCGTTCCCTGGAAAATCAAAATGGACGTATATAACGGCGAACGGATCGTCGATCTTAAAACCGTTAAGGATTTCGAACCGCTTTATAAAAAGGGGTTCGGCTTCATGTCCTGGGTTGAATTTTGGGGTTACGACATACAAGGCGCGATCTATCAGAAAATCGAACAAATCGCGAGCGGACGCGATAAGCCGCTTCCGTTCTATATCGTCGCCGTTACAAAAGAAACGGTCCCGGACGTCGACTTGATCGAAATTCCACAATATATGCTCGACGCTGCTCTCGCCGTTGTCGAGTCTAAAATCGACCGTTTCGACCTGGTTAAAACCGGAGAAATAGAGCCGAAACGTTGCGGATCATGTGATTATTGCAAGTTAACTAAAACGATAGAAGGGCCGAGAATGTTCGAGCCGTTGGAGGTTTAAAAATGGCAGATAAATACATCATCGGGAAAGATAGGCTCGTTTTTAAGAAAAAAGCCTTTCCCAACAAAGAAGATAGTAAAACCGTTCAATTACGGATCGGCCGAGAATATTACAACGATATTAAACGTATTGCGGACGAAACCGGAGAACCAACAAGAAAAGTCGCCGAAGCTTTAATTCGTTTCGCAGCTTTACACGTCGCCATTGAGGAGGTTTAACGAATGAACACAATCATATTAACGGGCCGACTCGTTCGCGATCCGGAATTCTTCACGGAAGGAACGCCGCGAGTCAATTTCTCCGTCGCCGTCGATCGTAGAAGCACGAAGGAAGGCGACAAAGCCGACTTTTTCCGTTGCGTCGCCTGGGACGGGGAAAAGGTCAAGACCGCGACACAAATCCGCGACTATTTCTCGAAGGGGAAACCGATAACGATAATCGGCCGAATGGAAAACGATCCTTATACAGACAAAGAAGGAAGGCTCCGGGACTCATGGGCCGTTAAGGTCGAACGCTGGGAATTCGCGCTTTCTGATCCGACGCAGAAGCAGAAGGCCGGACACGTTACCGAAACGGATAGCTTCAAAGCGGCGGAGGACGATATACCGTTTTAGTCAATACCGGGCGAGAGAATAAGTTATTACACATTAGGCAATTAAATAAACTTTGCTGCACAACAAAATATAAGGTCGCTCGAGCCGGAGTTAAAACGGCACTCTCGCCCGTGTTTTTAGGAGGTCAAACAATGACGTTTATTGATTTCTTTTCCGGCGTCGGCGGATTTACTCTCGGAATGGAACTCGCGGGCCATAAATGCGTCGGTCATTGTGAGATCGACAAATTCGCCGAGGCGAGTTATAGATCAATGCACACGATAACGGACGCGCAACGGGAATTCCTCGCGACGCTGCCGCTTGAAGAAAGACAGAAAGAAATATTAAAAGAGGATTATTTAAATGGAGAATGGTTCGCAACTGACATTACCAGGGTTGAACCTGGAGGAATACCGGAAGCCGATTGTTACTGTTTCGGATTTCCATGTCAAACTTTTTCGATTGCTGGACTCCGACGAGGTTTTGACGATACACGAGGAACTTTATTTTTTGAAGTCATGCGGCTTGCTAAAGAGCGAAAGCCTAAAATATTATTCGCTGAAAACGTCGCCGGACTCCTTAATCATGGGGGGGGACAAACGTTCGAAATCATCGTCCGGACAATGGCAGAACTGGGGTATATTGTCGAATGGCAAGTGCTTAACAGCCGCTATTTCGGAGTCCCGCAGAATAGAGAGAGAGTGTTCATTGTTGGACATCTTGGAACAGAACACGGACGAGAAATATTTCCTATCGCCGCAGACGATTCAAAGGTTGATAAGCTACCAGGACACGAAGTCGCTAACGCTATAACTACCCGTATCGTCGCCGATACGGTCGGATCATACGTCGGACAGACAGACAGACAGACAGACAGACAGACAATTCTATTAAAGGTGAACGGTTATCACAAGTCTTAATCGCCGGATTAATGAATTATAAGAAACCGAAATTATCAAGCTACACAATGACACTTGACACGAAAACGGGTTCGCTGCCGGGGTACATGACAACATATGTAATCGATAAACATGATTAGAGATTTACGAATTTTGAGGGGGGGGGTGCTACGGTGCCGATTTCCGATTTGATGAAGGAATACGAATTCGAGAGGACGGCGTCGTCCCGTGTCTATGTTCCGCAAATAGTCAGAATAGATTGTCCGCGTGGGTTCTGTTAGTCGAGGTCATAGAAAATGAAAATCAAGAACGCAACGACGACGGGGTTCGTTGAAGTTTCGAGGGGGGGGTGCTTCTCGATTGAATTTCCGGAGTCTAATACCAGGAGGGGACGAGTGATCGAAAACGGAAAAATAACGCCGACACTTGACACGGGCTGCCAGGTCGGAACGTTAACGGACGAAGTCAAAGAAATAAGGATCAGACGACTAACGCCGAGAGAGTGCTTCCGGTTGCAAGGTTGGACGGACGATTATTTCGAAAAAGCAGAATTCGTCAATCATGATAATCAGCTTTACAAACAAGCCGGAAACGGCGTAACGGTCAACGTCATTTATGAGATCGCGAAACGGTTCAAGTTATGAGCAAATATTTAATCATCGACACACGCGAAAAACCGAAGGCAATTCAAAGCATTTTAAAGACCTTTGACGCGGCCGGGATCAAGTACGAAAAGAGTAAACTTTTATTCGGCGATTACATGGATTGGAACCGTCCCGGACTCGTTATCGACCGGAAACAGAATATCGCGGAATTGGCGAAGAACGTAACGACGGAGCTTAAACGGTTTACATCAGAACTCGACCGGGCGAAAGCAGCCGGAGCCGTTCTCGTTATCCTGGTCGAACAAAACCGATACAAGTACAACGGACAATGGAAACGAGTCGAGAACATAACCGATTTAATGTTATGGAGCAATCCGCATACGTCCATACAAGGCGAAAAGGTTTATCGGACGTTAGCGGCCTTGCAATACCGATATAATATTATCGTTAAGTTTTGCGACAAACGAAGAACCGGAAGGGAGATATTAAATATAATCTATGGTTTACAATAATAATGGTTATGTAATGTTGCACCGTAAAATATTTGATTGGGAATGGTGGGACGATATTAATACATTTCGGTTGTTCGTAACGATCCTATTAATGGTTAATTGGACTCCGAAAAAGTGGCGCGGCCGTGTAATTCCCAGGGGTTCGTGCTGGACGTCGATCCCGGCTTTGGCTTTAAAATCCGGCCTAACGTATCAACAGACGAGAACATCGTTTGACAAGCTAAAATCAACGGGCGAGATAACAGACGAAGCAACGAGCCTCGGACGGCTTGTAACCGTTGCAAATTATGACGTTTATCAAATCGACGTCGAAACATCAACGAACGAAATAACAGACGAAAACGCAGAAGATCAACAGACGAGCAACGAGCGAGTTAACAGACGAGCAACGACAAACAAAAAGTATAAAGAAATAAATAATAACAAAAACATTAAACAACAACAAAAAAACGGTCGTTCAACGAATGAGGAAATTGATCTAACAGAACTCTTGACCGTCGAAGAAATATCCGAACTCGGCAGCCGTTACGAATTCGTTAGCGATCTCCTGGACGAAGTCGAAGCGGATATTAACGCGAAGGGGAAAACGGTTCGTTATCCGTTCCGGTACGTTGACGGATATGCAAGAAATAAGGGCTGGCCCAGGAAGGAGGGCGAGTAATGGAATATTGCGAATGGGCCGTCCGTGAAGGAAACGTCGTTCCTTATTGGGCGTTCACACCATGCAAGCCGGGTTACAATCCTTTGAAGATTAAAAGAGCTTCACAATTAAAAGAATACTACAATAATCGACTTTGCCCGATATGTCATAAACGAATACGCCTAAAAGGATACGTTTTCGACGATGATTTTAAACCGATAAAGGAGGGGACAGAATGAGCGAATACATCAAGAAAGAGGACGTTATAAACGTGTTGGCCGTTGTTCTTTGTGCGGAAGCTCGACTCGCGGGTTATGAAGTCGACGCGGTCGATTGCGTTCCGGAGGCGGCGGCCTGGGTCAATGATTATTGTCCGTCGGTCGTGATCGAGGACAAGGCGCCGAACAAAGAACCGCTTATTGATTGTCCCGGGAGGTAGGAACAATGGCGAAGGGTTACACGAAACACGGGGCCGCCACCGACCTTGCGTCCTGGGAACGAGATTTCCGCGAACGTTGGACGGCGAAAGCGAACGCGAAAAACGATCGCATTATCGGGAAGGGTTACGCAGAACGACAGATCGCGGACACGCTTTCGAAGGTCAAACCGATAGACGTAAACGTTACACGGATCGGGAAAAACATGAAATCGTTGATCGTGCGCGGGGACGCGGTCGACACGTTGGCGGAATTGTTCCCGGAGAATTACCGTTCTATGCGGGAACTATTCGCGGAAATCCTGGACACGGTTCCGGAAGTAAAACCGAAGCGCGGACATTGGGTTCGCGACGTTGAAGCAGCTTTGAACGCTCCGGGATTGCGGAAGCTTTATTGTTCGGAGTGCTACACTTACAACGACACGCGTTCGCCTTATTGTCCTAATTGCGGCGCGGCCATGAGGGGGAAACGTTGACGGCTAAAGAATTTCTCAAACAATACGAATATGCAGCGCGACGCGTTAAAAGACTCGAACAAGAATTGAACGACGAACGGTTAATGATCGACGCGGTTCGTTCGTTGTCGGATAACGACGGCCTTCCGCACGGAACCGGAATATCGAAACCCGTCGAAGAACGGGCGATCCGACTTGCTGACAAGCTCGGGGAATTAGCACAAGCGCGACTCGACGCCGTTGAAATACGCCGCGAGGTTTTCCGAGTCGTTCAAAAGGTCGACGGCCTTCCGGGGGACGTGTTGTTCGCTCGGTATATCCAATTAATGGAATGGGCGGAAGTTTGTCGGACGGTCAATTATTCGTGGGGTTCGGTTCACCGTTTTCATAAAATCGGACTCGAGGCCGTTTCGAAAATAATTGAATAGAATTGACATCGACTAACATGTAAAATGTTAGTGTCAGAAAGTCGCAAGACAAAAGACAATCACGCCAGGCGCGGAAACGCGCCGTTATATCCGCATTAGTGCCATTTGCCGGGGCGGAGCCGGCAGCGGAAAAAGTTTATCTCCTACATAGTGGATCAACAAGGAAGGGACGACCGGATCGGGCCGTCCTTTTCCGTTATTCGGATTTATGTATAAATACGACGTCGTATATATTTTGAAACAGTACGCGCAGCCGGACGAGCTTCGTTATTCCCTTCGTTCTGTTTGCGAAAATATGGAATATAATCGCATTTGGTTTTATTGCGGGAAACCGAACGGACTCGCTCCGGACGTCTATGTCGCGAAGGCTCAACGTGGCGCGTCGAAATGGGAAAAGGCGCGTTCGAGTTTAATAGACATTTGCAAGAACGACGACATAACGCCGAAGTTTTGGTTATTCAATGATGATTTTTATTTATTGAAACCGTTTCATCGAATGAAGCCGTATCACGTCGGCGAATTGTCGGATCATATCAAACGCGTCGAAGCACGACATAACAATTCGTGGACGCCTTACACGTTCCAACTTCGGGAGTGTGAAGCGCACTTGAAACGCGCCGGATTAACGACGCTCGATTATGCGATTCACGTTCCTATGTTGGTTGAACGTTCGACAATGCTCGAGGCGTTGAAGGCATTTCCGTCCGTTCCAATGTTCCGCAGCATATACGGAAATTATGCGGCCATTGGCGGAACGAAACGCGACGACGTGAAGATCAATAGTCCGGACACGGACGTTAATCCGAAGGCGGATTTATTGTCGACGTCGGATAAAGCGTTCAAAGGGAAGGCCGGGCGTTTTCTTGCGGAGCGGTTTCCGGAGCCGTGTCGATATGAGGTCAAGAAATGAAAATATCCGTTATTGTTCCGTATAAAGACGCGGCGTCATTTCTCGGACGTTGCGTCGATAGTTTGGTTTCGCAAGACGGCGATTTTGAATTCTTGTTAATAAATGACGACAGCTCGGACAACGGCCCGGAGATCGCGGCAGCATACCAGGACGAACGGATCATATTGTTTGACAATGAACATAAACCCGGAGTCAGCGGCGCCAGGAATACCGGATTAGATCACGCTTCCGGGGATTGGATAACGTTCGTTGACGCCGACGACACGTTGAACGATAACGCCTTTGATATGTTTTGCAAGGCGGTTAAAGTCGGACGGAACGTTAACGTTTATCAATTCAATCATTATCGGCACTATTCGAAGATAAACAAAACCGCGTTGAAGTATACGAACGGAACCGGGGAATATAATCTTTCGGAGCTTCCGGTTTTATGGTGCGTTGTTTGGAATAAACTCTTTCGTGCCGATTTCTTAACCGACGTTCGGTTCAATGAAACGTTAACGTTCGGCGAGGACGAGATGTTTAATCTCGAATGTTTCGCGAAAGACGGCCGCGTCGTTTGTGTCAACGGGATCACGACGACACATTTCTTTGAAAACGAAAATAGTTTGTCAAAGATACGCGGCGAAAAGGAAATATTAAAATTCGCGGACGCTTTTATAAAGTTTCTCAAGAAACACGACAATAACGAATTACGTTCGGCCGTATGCTTACGCGTCGCGGAACATTGGGCGAACTTATTTAAAGACACGTTGACTAATGGCTAAAGAATTTGCGAAGGCGTTTTATTCGTCGAAAGCCTGGCAAGAGTGTCGGAACGAATACGCGAAACGACGGCGTTATCTTTGCGAGGATTGTTTGAAGCGCGGAATATATCGGCCGGGTGAAATCGTTCATCATGTAATCGAGATCGATCCGGTAACAATCGAACGTCCGGAGATCGCTTTGAACTTTGACAATCTCGAATTACTTTGTCGCGAATGTCATTGTCGCGTTCACGATCAACACGGCGGACGTTGGGCGAAAGTAAACGCGGAACGCAAAGCAAAACGGGAGGCGTTAAACCGATACACGATAGACGCGAACGGAAAAGTATTTGCAAAAGAATAATTTATTAATTGCGTTTGTTGGCTGAATATATGTCGCGGATAAGTCCCGGGCCAGCCTTCAAATAACGGGAGTAGTTGCGGCTGCTCCCGGTTTTATTGGGGGAATTATGACACGGGAAGAAAAACGGCAGCGTCGCGAACAAATAATAAAAGATTATCAAGACGGGAAAACGGCTAGAGAAATAAGTGAAGTTTATAACATTACGCAAAATTACGTTTATGTAATATGCAAAGATTATTCGAACGCAATAAATCATAAAGGTTATGCGGACATTTTGCGGCAAAATAATAAACTCATTTTAAAAATGCGGGACGCCGGAAAAACTGTTAAAGAAATTGCCGATTTTTTTAACGTTAGTATATTTGCGGTTAAGTATTATTTTGAAACTAACGGAATAAAATCTCGAGAATATAGAAATACGGAAGCGGAAGCGGCGCGAAGAATATTTGAAAAGACTAACGGACAATTCGAATATGTTTCCGGATATACAAATAAAGACGCTCCGGTTTTGGTTCGTTGTAAAGTTTGTGGCGAAACATTCGAACGAACTTATCACCATTTAACGACGCATTGTTACGGTTGTCCGAATTGTAAGGCATTAGCAAAGAAACAACGGGAAAAAGAGAAAGAAATCGAGGCCAAAAGAAAAAGGCTAGAAAAAGAACAATTAAGAATTGAACGAGAAAAGGTTCGAGCAGAAAAAGAAGCAGCTCGAGAACGCGCAAGGCTTGAACGGTTGCATTTCTGTCCGGTATGCGGAACCGAAACAGATCGGCCGAAATATTGTTCCGATCAATGTATGAAGAAAGCAAACAATACGAACGGCGAATTAAGACGGCGGAACTTAATTAAAACGGCAACAGTTGATAAAGACATAACGGTCGATGGATTATTTCGGAGGGATAACGGCGTTTGTGCGATATGCGGTCGCCGTTGTAATTGGGAAGATTATACAATCCGTGAAGGCGTGAAGGTTTGCGGCGATTGGTATCCGTCAATCGATCATATAAAACCGTTGGCGCGTGGCGGTTTGCATAGTTGGGACAATATACAATTAGCGCACCGTCGTTGTAATTCTCAAAAAGGCGTCAGATAAATAGTCATCATATCCCCTCCCGATGACGGAAAAAATGACGAAATTATAGAC